TAAAGATGAGATGGACAAGTGCTGGGATAGACTAAAAGGACAATTAGATGGCATTTACTAACTATACTAGCTTTGTTTCTACAGTAGAAAGCTACTTAGCACGCACAGACTTGACAAGCGTCATACCTGACTTTATTCAGATGGCACAGTTAAGAATGAGTCGTGACTTAAGAACAGAAGCTATGTTAAAAGTAGCTACAACTACTCCTACAGATAGCAAGGTAGCATTCCCTACTGACTTTTTAGAGTTAAGAGAAATGCACTTTCAAGGTAACCCACCTATTCTGTTAGAGTTCCAAACACCTGACTTGTTTTTCCGTAATGGTCAAACAACATTATCAGGTCGTTCACACTACTTTACAATGTTAGGCACAGAGTTTCAATTTGCACCTAGTCAAGACTCAAGTTACACAATACAAATTTTATACTATGCTCAACCTACATTTATATCTAGCACAACAGCTAGTAACTTGTATTTAGCATACTACCCAGACGCTTTACTTTACGCAACTCTAGCAGAAGCAGAGCCTTATTTAATGAATGACCCTAGAGTTCAAACATGGTCAGCATTATATGATAGAGCAATTGCTAATATCAAAACAAGTGACTTAGGTCAAACATACGCATACACCACATTAAACGTAACACCAAGATAAAGGAAAAATCATGGCAGAAATGAGTAACTTTTTAGAGAATGCACTTTTAAATGCAACTCTAAATGCAACTACATACACAGCACCAGCAACAGTATATGTATCACTATGGACTTCAGACCCTACAGACGCAGGTAGTGGCACAGAAGTTAGCGGTGGTTCATACGCTAGAACTGCTGTATCCTTTGCAACAGCTTCAGGTACATCAGGTAACGTATTAAATGACGCTGACGTTACATTCCCAACAGCAACAGCTTCATGGGGTGTAGTAGGTTGGATTGGTATTAATGATGCTGCAACATCAGGTAACTTACTTTACCATACAGCTTTGGATACATCTAAAACAATTGACTCTGGTGACATATTTAAGATTTCAACAGGCAACCTTTCAGTTACATTAGCGTAAGGATAACTTATGGCTCTCGTAGTCAAGGATAGAGTACAAGAAACTACCATAACCGTAGGTACTATTGCACTTGTACTTACAGGTGCAGTATCTGGCTTTCAATCATTCTCTGCTATTGGTAATGGTAATACTACTTACTACGCTGTTGTAGGTGGTACAGAATGGGAAGTAGGTATTGGCACTTATACAGCTTTAGGCACTACTTTATCTCGTGATACGATATTAGAGTCTAGCAATGGTGGAACAGCAGTCAACTTTAGTGCAGGCACAAAGAATGTATTTGTAACTTATCCTGCTGAAAAAGGACTATATTTAGACGCATCTGGTAATGCTATTGCTTTAGGTACTCCAGCTTCTGCTACGCTTACTAATGCTACTGGACTACCTTTAACCACAGGTGTAACAGGAACTTTACCAGTAGCAAATGGTGGCACAGGCATTACAAGTTTAGGCACAGGTGTAGCAACATTTTTAGGCACTCCGTCATCAGCTAATTTAGCTACTTCCATTACAGACGAAACAGGTTCAGGCTCTTTAGTATTTGCAACATCCCCAACACTTGTAACTCCCATATTAGGAACGCCTTCATCAGGTACATTATCAAGTTGTACAGGTCTTCCTTTAACTACCGGCGTAACAGGCACTTTACCTGTAGCTAACGGTGGTACAGGCGCATCAACACTAACTTCTGCTAACGTTATTTTAGGTGCTGGAACTTCTGCTGTAACTTTTGTAGCCCCAGGCTCATCAGGTAACGTACTTACATCAAACGGTTCAACATGGACAAGTGCAACAGCTCCTACTGGAATTACTGCTACAACAGGTTCAGCACCATATTACGGTGCTAGAGCTTGGGTAAACTTTAATGGCACAGGAACTCCTGCAATTCGTGCTAGTGGAAATGTAACTTCTATTACTGACAATGGCGAAGGAGATTATACAGTAAACTTTACAACAGCTATGCCTGATGCAAATTATGCGGCTGTTTATGGCACTCAATATTCAACAGCATCTGTAGTAGGTGTTGTTTTGGAAACAAGCGCCACAACAAGAACAACAAGTGCTTTACGAATAAGAGCTGGAAACGCTAATAACAATACAGGAAACGATAATCCAATGGTTAGCGTTGCTATATTCAGATAAAGGAATAAATTATGAACAAAAGAATAATATATCAAAATGACGAAGGTGGAATTAGCATTATAGTTCCAGCAGAAGAATGCGGTTTAACCATTGAAGAAATTGCTGCTAAAGATGTGCCAGCTAGCAAAACATATAACATTGTAGACGTATCTGAAATACCAACAGACAGAACATTTAGGAACGCATGGACATGGCAATAATTATTGACATAGATAAAGCTAAAGATATTACTAAAGATAGGTTACGTCAAGAACGTGAACCATTATTATTAGTCCAAGATGTAGCTTTTCAACGTGCTTTAGAAATAAACGCAGACACATCTGCTATCGTTGCTGAAAAACAAAGACTTCGTGATATTACTAAACTTGTAAACAATATAAATACAATAGATGAATTAAAAGCATTTGATATTAATAATGCTTAGGATAACAAATAAACTATAAAGGGATTTAAATATGTTTGGTTTTAGTGCATTTTCCCAAACCCCTTTTAGCTCGTTAGTAGAAAGTGGTAATATAATAACTGCTTCTGCTGCAATTACAGCAGATGCAACAGTAAGTGCATCTGGAACAAGATTTAGAACTTCCGCAGCAAGCATAAACGCTACTGCAACAATAACAGTTACTACAAGCGGTGCATTAGTATTTGGCACAGCATCTATAAACGGCTTTGCAGACTTATCTGCTGTAGCTATTAGAACACAGTTTGGTAGTGGTGCAATATTAGGAACAGCTACAGTATCTGCTACTGGCGGTTCTTTAGCACTAGCTTCAGCAAGTATTACAGCAACAGGCACAGTTACAGCATTAGGTTCATTAGTACAGTCTGGTAACGCTTCTATTACAGCCAATGCTCAAGTAGAAGTAAGCTATAACAGAATTAGGCTAGATAGTGGTTCTATTACAGGAACTGCTACAGTATCAGCATTAGGTGGATTAATAAATTCAGGTAATGCACAAATAAATGGGTTTGCTATAGTTACAGCAAGTCCTAACGCTATATTAGCAGGCTTTGCTTATGTAGAAGGCATAGGCACAGTAACAGCTAAAGGTGTAATACAAGGCGAAGGATGGACACCTGTTACTCCAGGCGCAGAAACATGGACACCAGTATCAGCAGGTTCAGAAACATGGTCTGCAATATCACCTTCTTCAGATACATGGACAGAAATTACAGCAGGAACAGAAACTTGGACTGATATATCTCCAAGTACAGACATTTGGTTACGACAAGGATAAAAGATGGCAAAGACAAAAATTTCAGAATTTAGCGCAACTTCAGCAGATAATACGGATATTACTAATATCAATATTGCTGAAGGTTGTTCACCAGCTAACGTAAACAATGCTATTCGTAGCTTAATGTCGTTACTAAAAAACCAACAAGATGGTTCTAGTGGTGACCCATTTACAGTCGCAGGTACATTAGTAGCATCAGGTCAAGCAGTAGCATCTGGCACACTTAATGTTACAGGTGCATTCCAATTAGACGGAACAGCAGGTGCTAGCGGTCAAGTATTATTATCAGCAGGTGGTAGCACAACGCCTACATGGGGTAATGCGTTTGTAACTGGTATGATTGTGATGTGGTCAGGAACAATTGCTACTATTCCTAGTGGATGGTTATTATGTAATGGCTCTAGTGGCACTCCAGACTTGCGCAATAGATTTGTTATCGGTGCTTTTTCTGATGACTCAGGTGTTGCTAAAACAACAATTACAGGTTCTTCTACACAAACAGGTGGTAGTAAAGATGCTATTGTAGTAAGTCACACTCATACAGCGACTGTTACAGATACAGGTCATACCCATGATGCACCAAACGGAGCAAACTTCTTTACTACTGAGCCATTATTAAGTTTCAATAGTGCTGGGGCTTTTACAATTAATAACGATAATAAATCAACAGCATCAAATACAACTGGCATTTCTGTAAATAATAGCACAGAAGGCTCAAGCGGAACTAATGCTAACCTTGTGCCTTATTTCGCACTTGCGTTTATTATGAAGGCTTAATATGCCTACACAACGTATAACATTTAAAGAATGGTTACCAGACCAACCTAGCATATTAGACTCTGTATCAGAAGCTAATAACGTTATTCCTTTGGCTATTGGATATGGTCCGTTTAAGTCAGCAGTAAACTATTCAGGTACAGCAGCAGAAGCACTTAATAACTGTTTTGCAGCTAAAGTAGACAATGACGTATTCATCTTTGCTGGTGGTGCTAGTAAACTATTTAAGGTAGACAATACTGACTTATCTCTAGTAGACGAGTCTAAAGCAGGTGGATATACAGGCACAAATAGATGGCAATTCTTACAGTTTGGTAGTCTTGCACTAGCATCTAATGGCTCTGAAAAAATACAAGCGTATGACGTAAACAGTTCTACAGCTTTTGCAGATGCAAGTTCAGATGCACCTAT